ACCAGTTTTAATGTCTCTGAAAGCTGATAACCAAGCTCAATATCAACAGGAGTGCCACTTCTAGCCTTATCTAACAAAATATTATCAGCATATTTGGCCGAAATGCTTCCAGACAAGCTTGCAACCCCTAAATCAATGGCTTCAACCTTACCATCGCTACGAATTGTCTCAATTTTTTCAAGGTTATTGGAATAAGTAACACTAGCAGATGTAATGTTGGCCAATAATTCACCTCCGCTTTTAATATATCCCTGAAACTGTGATACTCTGGTATAATTAAATACTTCCGGAGCTGAGTTTATTGTTGTGGTAGCACCAGTTTCGCCTTGTGCCATAAGGTTTACTGTAACTTGAGCTTCACCGGAGCGCTGAAAATTAAAAGCTATACTATTAGCTCTAACGCCCATAAATCTTATAAATTGAGGTATTTCAGGTAAACCAACTTCTATTGAGTAACTGGGAATTGATGTTTTACCACTCTCAAAATCATGTGAATAAGTGCCATCTTCAGTCTCAGATGTTGTTGGTGTTCCAAATATTGCTTTTAACCATAAGCCAATATTACGCATATCAACAGGTACAACCATATCTCCATCAACATTAATAACATCTTGGAAAGGTTGTGTTGGATCACGACCTAAACCCAAAACATTTGAAGATATAAGACCTTGTTCACTATCTAAAGATGATGAGATAAAAGGTATTTGCCGATAATTAGTATCGGGTAATACTCCATATTCTTTTTCTTCTGCAATTAATAACTTAGCATTCCATCCGTATGCACGTGCCATTTTACAATCCTTTCTATTTAAGTGCGTTTGTTGTTGAATATTCTAAAACTACAGGAATAACTGCAGCTTTCATTGTTGGAGCTCCTTCGATATATTGCTCTATGATTTCAGGAGGTTTGGGATAAACAAAATCAGTTAATCCGGATAAAGAGACATCAGATGAGAGCAATTCAGCAATCTTTTCTAATATTGCATCCAAAGTTTTATCTCGGACTTCAGGATTTACTGCTTGAACAATGACCTCAAGCTCTGCTTCATGCTTAAAAATACAGATTGGAGGAGATAAAACAAACTCGGGCTCTCCTTGTTTTCCATCTCTCATAATAACAATACCGCTTTCTGGAATAGATTGTGGTAATGTTTCATTACGTTTTACAGGAATATCCAAGGTTTTAAGCCTATCAAATAAGGTTTGTAGAATATTTTCACGTTTACTCATTATCTCTCCAATTTTGTAAAATTAAACTTGGAACATTGTTTTGCCACTTAAGTCCTTCCGTTGCAAAGTTGATTAGTTTAGGCATTCTGACTTGAGGAACTAACCAAAATGCAATAATTGACTTACGTTTACGTTCATGAACCAATAATGATGCACCACTGCGCCTATAAATAAAGCGAAGCCTCGTGTTACGACTTCGCTCATATAGTTCCGGTGTCATTTTTTTACCTAGCGCACGTTTAGGAATTGCATCTGTTGGAATAGCAAGCCAAAATCCGTTTTTACCTCGGATTATGGTTTGATACTCAAATCCGCTCATAATTTTAGGCGCTTTTGAATAAACTAGACCTGCTGCGGAGATGCTTTTTTTCCCCTTGGGATAAACATCACCACGCCAAGTATTGGCTAGCCGATTACTTAATCCAGCTGATTTTACTTGATTGCGCATAGAGATTTTTAAGCCATCAGTAGCTGATTTTATTCCTAAAGTTACAGCTTTTGCTCCATTTTTGTATTCATCTTCCATATATTCGGATAGATTTCCATGTAACGCAGCACTTAAACGCATAAATCAACTGTCCATATAAGATTATGAATATCTTTCATTGGCTCTGAATGTACTGAGTATATCTCCGTATCTGTCTCAATCTTATCACCAATCCTAAGGTTAGGTGCATCTGATATACGGATTCGACCTTGATGGGAGGAGGAGTGGGTATTAACAAACCCAACTCCTACCATTTTATCAGGTTCTAGCAAAATCAGACGAATAGTATTATTTTTATATTTAACCGGTTGTCCCAGTTGGAGGAACAGACTGTCCACCGCTGTTTTCATCAGATTTATTGCCATCAGATTGTCCTTCCGTTGTATTTTTATTACTAGATTGAGGGTTTATGACAGGATCTTTTTTTAGTTTTTCTGCAAAATTTAATGAAATGAGGCGTTTTGCCTCATTATCACTAACTTCACAGATACAACCGGGTTTAATTTCTTGTTGTTTGCCAACTACTAAGGTTATTAATGCTTTTACTTTCATAGTTCCTCCTTATCCAATGGTTGCACACAATATCGCATTTGGACGGTATGGAACGACAAGAGGAGCTGACTGCAATAACAACCAACGAACACTAGGATCTTCCTCAATCCAAGACTTGGTAAAGTAACGAGTAGCAGTCCAGTTTGCTTTTTCATCATGGATTGCACCATAGCAACGTGTTCCATCCAAGCCATCACGAGAACCTAAAATAACAGTTTTAGAGGGAAGTAAATTGGTTGCAACTCCGGCATCGTTAATGTAACTGTCGTTATAAACGTAGATATCAAAGTCACCGATAGAACCAACATAACGTGCTTTACTGTCTTTACCACGAGTAATCGGATCTGCATTTAAGGTGTTGTTGGTGCCTCGGCGATAATCCAAATATTTTTCAACAGAAGCATTTGAGCGGAATATTTTCCAAGCTTCAGGATCCATAACCACAGTTTTAGCAACTACACCGGCTTTATTTTGGATTTCAGATGCCCAATCCTCAATATTATCAAGAGGTTTAACACCAGAACTTTCCCAAGTATTAGAACCTACAAGAGCTTTAGTTAGACTTTCATCACGTCCGAAAGATACAGTTGTTGATGGATAACCATCGCCCGAAACAATTGTTTGTCCGGTTCGTAAGATTTCAGCGGCCATAACTTCTTCACGACGAGTTAGATTTTCAAGCTGATCTTGTAAAGTAGTGGCCAAAGCTCTTTCATAACGTTGAGCATTGGATAAATTACCACCAATTATTTCACCGGCCAAACGTTTAAACGGAATGTTAGCATCAAATCTTCGCTTATCCTTTACATATGCAGGCTTGAAAGACTTGGTTTTATAACCATTACTATCTACGACTTTACCCGGTAACAAAGGAGATACAAAAGGAGTAATTCTCGGTTTGCTCTCGGTTACATCAAAAAATATCTCTTCTTTTTCTGAAGTTTGAACATTCGGGAAGAATGTATCTAATAAAAAAGACGAAGGTGTTGGTAAATTTTCAACTACTTTCGCCAATACATGAGTAGAAAATATATCCATATTTTAAGCTCCTTGATTAGTTTTTACAAAAATGCATTTGGCTCTGAGCTTGTCAATTAAGGTTGAAACCTCAGTATTTGCAGTTAAAGCGGACAAATTGAATTCACCAGTTAAATAAACAACAGCTTGTTTATCTTCATCGGTTGCATCAACGGTTTCTGCTAAAACAGCTTCGGGATTATCTGAACATATTGTATATATGTTATCTGATTTACTTAAAATTGTTCCTCGCTCATATTTTCCACCAGTTATGGTAACAAGTAAGGATGTTCTAGGAAAATCACCAGCTAATAAAGTATCTGGTTTGGTTTCACCTTGATTCTTAAATCCTTGTACAGTCATCAATTATTCTCCTTAATGAAAGAGGCGATACGCATTGCGACCGCCTCAGGTGTTTCTTCTACATCATCTATTGATGGTGAAATATTAGGATTAGGAATGTTGGTCATTGCCTTTTCGAAGTCCGTTGTTTTAGCCGTTGTTGGAACAGTTTCTAAAACCGCCAAAATGTCAGAGGGTGACATATCTGTTTTTGCGAGTAGCATTTGAGCTGTTGCTTCTTTTCCTTTTACTGTTTCCGAAGCAAACACTTGGCTCATACGTTCTCGTTCGGCAGATTTTATTTCTTCAGCCGATAAAGAATTAGGTTGATTCATAAATATTTTCTCCATGTAATTAGTGTTAAGGTCTGATAATAACTCCTCAAAAGAGGACAATCCGTCCGCCAGACCGATGCGAACAGCATTATTTCCAACAAAAACATCACCACCACCGAAGTTATCA